ATGTATTTAAGATAAATAATGAACAACAAAATTTGGAGATTTTTTTATGACTAAAACAAAACCTAAATCAAAGTCTTGGTTTAACGCTAAACTATTCAATGTATATTTTAAGGATATGAGACTTCCAGTTTGTGGTCTTAGATATGCATGGGCAGTAGTAGGGCATAAGTGGGTTAGAGTTTGTATTCCAATACATGACATTAAATTCAAGATGAGAAGATCAGCTTGGGATCAAATGGATATTCAATTACCAAAGGGAGCAAAATAATGGAAAAAAACAATCGTTTAAAACAAAACATTCAACTTCACGAAAAAATCGTAGCTATGGAAAATACAATCCTTGATTTAAATGTGAACGATTTAACTCACGAAGTATTTCGTGATAATTCCAAAACAATTTACAAGTGCTTACAGAATATTAAAGGCATGATTTACAATGACGAAATAGTTTTTAAGAAGGGAGCAAACTAATGAAAATAAAAAAACATATTTCTATTTGGTATTCTTTAGATATTGAAATAGAAGAAAGAAAAAAGCTATTTGACACATTAAGTCAATGGGGTATCATTTCACAATTAAGTGTATGTATATATTGGAAAAGGTTTGAGAACAATAAATTTGAACTGTTTGATATAGACGAATGTGATGAAAGAGTTGACAATGCATTTAGAAGAGCAATTGATATTAAAGAAAACCTTTTAAGGAGTTGGGAACTAGATCACAGTATTAACGAAGATGTAATTGAGGATGCTTATAATCTTATAAGTCAACAACTCAAAGACTTAACTGATGATCATTATAAAATTCAAAACATATTTAAAGATATAAAAGCAAATATAATCTTAGCACAAATGGAGTAATATCTGGGAGGTTATTATGAAATTTTTTATTATACTTTTTCTTGTCTTGCTTTGTTGTTTCAAGAACGCCAAAGCAGATGAGGTAAATTGTCTTGCTCTTAATATATACCATGAAGCAAGAAACCAACCCACAGTGGGTAAATTAGCAGTGGCACAAGTAACAATGAATAGAGTAAAGGATGTTAGATTTCCAAACACTATTTGTGGCGTTGTCTATCAAGGATTTTATTTTAATAATGTACCTATAAAAAACAAATGCCAATTTAGTTGGTGGTGTGATGGCAAGTCAGATAAACCAAAAGATTTGCAATCTTGGAGTTATTCGTTAATGTTGGCTAAGCGAATGCATGAGGGGTTTTTTGATAATATAGATGTAGTAGAAGACGCTACGCACTATCATGCCACTTATGTAACGCCTTATTGGGTCAATAGGAAGCGTAAGATAAGGACAATTGCAGATCATGTTTTCTACAAGTGGGAAAAATAAATTTGAAAATTGTAAAGATTGTGGAGTAGCATTACTGCCTGCTGGAAGAGAAAGAAACAAGCCTAAAGCTTGTCATAGATGTAGAGGCATTGACAATTTGCCTAACTATGAATTGCGTAAAGTCTGTAATGAAGCACTTAATACACCACATGACCCTTCTGACGATCACCTAATGTTTGAAGATGACCCAAGAGCTGAAGAATATAATAAAAATGAAGTTGGCAAAATTGTAAAACAATCTGTTGGATATGTTTATACAGAAACTGCAATGGCTGACAGTATTGTAGATACAAAAAAGAATTAATTGTTTTTTAATTTTAAATAGTTACTATATAAAACATGAACAGAACACAATTTTCATCACTAATATCTAAAGGAGATAAAAATATGTATGGTAAAAAAGGTGTGGCTAAGAAAAAAATTAAAAAGATTAAGCCAAAAAAGAAAATGGTTAAGAAATATGGAAAATAAAGACGTACAAGTCTTTGTCACTGGCGTATCAATGGCAGGAGAGGTAAATCTAGATGAACACAATAGAACTCCTGAAGACAATAAAGAAGAATCTGAGAGAGAAGAAATCAGCGATAGCTGAGAAAATGATTGATGGTCGAGAAACAGACTTTCAATCATATCAAAAAGACGTTGGTATTGCACAAGGACTAGAAGACGCTTGTGTCATTATTGACGAAACCTTAACTAAGTTAGATCAAGGAGATGAATGAACCATGTCTCATCAACATGAAGTTGCAAAACTCTACACCGATGAAGAGTCTAAATCAACAATCGGTCAACATCAATTACCAATCCCAATGGGTTGGAAAATATTGATACAACCAAACCAAATCAAGCAACAAACTAAAGGTGGTATTATTCTGCCATCCAAAGCTCAAGAAAATGAAGCATACTTAACTGCTCATGGAACTGTTGCTGGAGTTGGAGAACTTGCATATAGAGAAAGAGGAACTGGAGCTAGTTGGCGTATATCTAATAAGCCACAAGTTGGAGACAAAGTTACCTATGGAAAATATGCTGGTCAAAAACTAGTGATAAATGGGGTAAGATTTCTTTTACTTAACGATGACGAGATAACATCTATCTTGCCAGAGGGCGTAGAAGTAACTGCATACCTTTAATTAGCGAATAGCATGGAGAACGCAACCATGAATGAAAATTCAAACCCAATGGAAGAAATCGAAAAAGAAATTGAGGAAACCAAGCGTAAGGCTGGTGGAGATGATTTTGAAATTGAAATAGCAGAAGAAGTTAAACAAGTAGAAGCACAAGACGATCAAGAAGAAAAGCCTGATTTAAAAGTCAAGCGTAATTTATCTGAGAAAGAGCTAAGTGATACAGTTCAAACTAGGATAAATAAAATAACAGAGCAAAGAAGATTAGCTGAAATACAAGCAAAAAAATATCAAGAAGAAACAGCACAACTAAAAGCTCGACTGGAAAGACTTGAAAAAAATAATGTGCAACAACAAACAACACACGCACAAAATGAATTTCAAAAACGATACGATCTAACTAAGCAAGCCTTAACTAAAGCAGTTGAGGAAGGTGACACAGAAGCTCAAGTTAGTTTTTCTGAACAGATGGCTGATATGAGAGCGGCTATAAGGGTAAACGATTTGCAAACTCAAATGCAAGCACAACAGTCAGTTTCGCCTACTGTTGGAAGAGCACAACAAGCTTCAGTTAATCCAGCACCACCTAGAGCTATGAGTTGGTGGAATCAAAACCAATGGTTTAATGCCAAAGGTTATGAAAGAGAAACGGCTGCAGCTAGAGCTATAGATGTGCAATTAGACTTAGAAGGATACGATAAAAATTCTGAAGATTATTACAATCTTTTAAATAGTCGTTTACAAAGAGTTTTTCCCGAGTTAGTATCAAGTAATGACCAAAGTACGAAGAGTAAGAGTAGAAAGACAGTAGCACCAACTACGGGTGGCTCTACATACAGAGGGAATAGGGTTCGCATGACACAGGATCAGTTACGAATGGCGAGAGAACTTGGAATTAATGATGAAGCTGGCTTGAAAAAGTACGCTTCTGAAATACAGAAAAGTCAAAGGAGTTAATCATGGCTGAAAATAGAAATGTAAGAGCAGAAGAAACCCGAATGAGTGTTCGAGATGAGGATTCAAGACCTCAAACACATTGGACACCACCAGCATTGTTGGATGCACCAGAACCGAGAGCTGGATATGTACAACGATGGGTAGCTACCTCGATTCAGGGGAAGGACACACCAGACAACGTATTTAAAAGAATGCGTGAAGGGTGGGAAGCTCGCCCTGCTAGTACTGTGAAGAGTAAGTTGTTTCCAACTATTAATCATGGACAGTGGGAAGGTTGCATAGGAATTGAAGGAATGTTGCTTTGCGAAATGCCTGAAGAAAAACATAAGCAGATGAAAGCTTATTATTCTAATAGGAACGTAGAGCAAAATGAATCACTTTCTGGCGATCTTGATGCATTAGGGCAAAAGGCTGGACAAAGAATCTATCAAGAGAGGAAAAGTTCAGTTAGTGGTGGCAGACCAATGTCTGTCATGGAAGATTAACTTTTTACTAGGAGAAAAAAATGGCAAATGTTGATGCTGCTTTTGGGTTAACACCCGTTCGTCATCTTAGTGGTAATGGTTACTCTCGTGCAAATGTATATACAATTACTTCTGGATTAGCTGAAAACATCTTTACAGGTGATGTAGTTATCATAACATCAGGTGGGGTTTTAACGCCTCATACTGCTACAGAAGTTAATAATATAGGCGTTTTCGCTGGAGTGTCATACACTGCTACAGATGGCTCTTACGTTTATTCACAATACTGGCCGTCTGGAACAACTGCTACAAATATTAAAGCATATGTTTATGATGATCCATACACTGTGTTTAAAGCTCAATCTGCAGGAACTACTGCACAGACAAACATAGGTAACTGTTGTGACCTTGTTGCTGGTGCTGGTTCTACTACTACAGGACAATCTGGTTTTGAATTATCAGGAACTATGGCAGCAGGAACTGCCAGTTGCAAAATTCTTGGTCTTTATGAAACCCCAGACAATGCCTTTGGTGCTAATGCAATAATGGAAGTTCTTATCAATGAGCACTTGCTCAAAGATAGTGCTGGAATATAGGGAGATTTAAACAATGGCAATGAATAGAGCACAATTTGCAAAAATGCTTGAGCCTGGTTTAAACACCTTGTTCGGGTTAGAGTACGATAGTTACCCACCAGAGTTTGCTAAAGTCTTTGAAAACAACACTTCTCAAAAAGCTTTTGAAGAAGATGTATTGTTGACTGGATTTGGTCAAGCTCCAATTAAAGACGAAGGTGCTGGAGTTTCTTATGACTCTGCATCACAACAGTGGACTGCTCGTTATCAGCATGAAACTATTGCTTTAGCTTTCTCTGTTACAGAAGAAGCTGAAGAAGATGGTCTTTATGGGTCAATCGCTTCACGTTATACTAAGGCATTAGCTAGGTCTATGGCTTCTACTAAAGAAATCAAAGCAGCGAATGTTTTAAATAACGCAACCTCAACTGCTGGAGGTGATGGTGTTTCATTATTAAATACATCGCATCCAACACAAAATGGTATTCAAAGTAATACTTTAGCAACGGCAGCGGATTTATCTGAAACTTCATTAGAAAGTATCTTGATAAATATTGCTGATATGAAAGATGATCGTGGTCTTAGGATCGCTGCTCAAGGAACAATGTTAATTATTCCTACTGCATATTCTTTTGTTGCAGAAAGATTACTTGAAAGTCAGTTAAGAACTGGTACTGCTGATAACGACATCAACGCAATCAAATCTGGTGGATATTTACCACAAGGTTACCATGTGATGAGACGTTTAACAGACAGTGATGGTTTCTTCATTAAGACTGATGTACCAGATGGTCTTAAAATGTTCCAAAGAAGTCCTATGAAAAAAGGCATGGAAGGTGATTTTGAGACAGGAAATGTACGCTACAAAGTAAGAGAAAGATATTCTTTTGGTTTTACTGATTGGCGTGGTATTTTTGGTACAGAAGGTGCTGCATAATAATTAAGATGGGAGAGGGGATAACTCCTCTCCTTAACATAACCCTTGACTGCGAAAGCAGACATTTGCCAAGACAAGGAGATTGATATGGCTAATACTACATTTACTGGAGCAGTTCGCTCTGAAAATGGTTTTAAAGTTGTTTCTAAAAATACTACAACAGGTGCATATACTGATGTTGCTTCTATTGCTTCAACAGGTATTGTAACAAACAAATATGTAAAGCACGTTGGCTTTGCAACAGGCGTGACTGTAAACACGACTGCAGGGGATAGTCCAGCTATTGGTCAGTTTACTCAACCTGCTAACACAATAATTACTGACATAAAAATATTTTGTGCTACTGCTCCAGTTATTGGAACTGGTGACATTGGATATGAAGTTGGAACATCGTCTTCTGGTGCTCAAATTGTTGCAGCAGTAACTGATGAGATTCTTGATGGTGGAACAACTGTTGTTGTAGGAAACGTAACAACAACTACACTTGTTGCTACAACACAAAGTGCAACGACTGCTCCAGTTTCTGCACAATATACTTCTGCTGAAAGAACAATTTTTTGTAATATCACTAACACAGTTGATGCTACAACTGCTGGATCATTTACTTTCATTATTGAGTATGTGCAGATTGCATAATTTAATTTGGGTGAGATTAATTTTTCACCCACTATTTTAGGAGATTAATTTGGCAGATATTAAAACAACAACAAAAATTTCTGAAAGTACTCGTGAAGTTATTTTTGCTTTCCAATATCAGTATGTTGATGGTGGTAATGAAAGTGCAGTTTCTAAAATTGATGTTTCTGCGTTAACTAAAGATGCAGATGGAAAAACTTGCACAGGAATAAGAATTGCAGAATGTTGGTGGGTACTACATGGCATGACAGTTGAAGTATTAGCGAGTGCTGACACAAATATTATTATGTTGCATTTAGCTGAAGATCAGCAGGGGTATCAAAATTTTGAAAAATTTGGTGGTCTTCCTACAAGCTCTGGATATGGTGCAAATGGCACTGGTGACGTTAAATTTACAACCACTGGAGCTGGTGCAGCAGGGGATGCATATCAAGTTATTATTAGAGGGATTAAAAAGTATTAATGGCACTCTCAGGAACAGTTGCATTTAGACCTAATGTTGAGGAAATAATTGCAGAGTCTTTTGAAAGATGTGGGATTGATCCACAGACAAGAACTGGCGATCATGCACGATCTGCAAGAAGAAGCATTAATTTATTATTCTCAGAATTTTCCAATAGAGGTATAAATTATTGGACTGTAACACAAAACACTTTGACACTTGTCAATGGCACAACTAACTATACTCTGCCAGTAGGCACTATAGATATATTAGATGCAGTCATAAGAGATAGTGGGTCAAATACAGATCAAATAATAAATAGAGTTACAATACAAGAATACAATCAATTACCTAATAAAGACGCTACAGGAAAACCTAGTCAGTACATGATAGATAGGCAATATACGCCAGTGATTTATTTTTGGAGTGTGCCAAATACATCAACATATTCTTTAGTATATTGGGCAATGAACCAACAAGATGATGTAAACGCTTCAAATCAAGACACAGATATACCTTATAGATGGAGTGATACCATATGTGCTGGTTTATCTGCAAAGTTAGCTATGAAATATGCACCAGAGAAGTTTCAATTATTAAATGAAATGTATGAAAGATCATTTAGTTTTGCGGCACAAAGCGATAATGATGGTGTAAGTCTACGAGTACAACCAACAGCATTGAATATAGTCTAATGGCAAAGTTAGCAAGTGGTAAAAAATCAAAAGCAATAAGCGACATAAGTGGCTTTAAGGTAGACTATACTGATCTTAAAACCACTTGGGATAATCTTAGAGTTGAGCCAAGTGAGTTTGACCCTAAACATCCACAACTAACGCCAGCCAAAAATGTTATTGATGCAACTGCATTATTCCAACCAAGACCAGACAATGATCCAGAGAATGTAAGTTTTGTAGTTGGATTTAATACAGATATTTTTGCAAGTAAAATTGAAAATGCACAAAAAGGTATTGGTATTAAAGGTTTAGGTGCTATAGGCACATTTACAATTAGAGTAGATCATTCTCAAGATGTCACTGGAGTTAGTGGCACTGGAGCACTTGGAACTATTAGTTTTTCAGCACAAGTACCAGAAACTGGAGTTGCTGGAACTGCAAACTTAGGTTCTTCAGTGATAACAAATAAGTTTAATGCAACTGGTGTGAGTGGTACTGCTACTTTAGGTGGTATTGGAGTTACAGATGGTGCTTCTGTAAGAATTGCACTACTTGAAACTGGGCTTGCTGGAACTGGAGCTATTGGCACTGAAATACCTAAAGCATCTCTCACAGAAAGTGGATTGGCTGGAACTGGTGCAATTGGCTCTGTTAGTGTTAGTATAGGCGAATTAGGATTTGGTGGTGGTGACTGGGGCGAAAGTACATGGGGTCAATAAATGAATTATACAACTTTAGTTTCTAATATAAAAAATTTTTTAGAAGATGATAGTACAGAGTTTACTAACTCTATTGATGAAATCATAGCACAAGCTGAAGATATGGTATTCCAAAGATTACCAAGTCTTCCTTGCTTTAGGCAAACTACAAGTGGCAATCTAGTTATAGGCACATTTGATTATACAGTTGCCAATGCAAGAATGATTAGACAAGTGTCAATTACAAACGCAGATAGCAATATATCTTTTTTAGATCACAGAATAGATAGTTATCTACGAGACTATTCACCAAAGACAAGCACAACATCTACGCCAGAAATGTATAGCACAAAAAGTGCTTCAACTAGTGGGATTGTTATTACTCTAGCTCCCACACCAAGTGCTACTTTGGCTTATCAAGTTGACTTTGTAGCACCAGAAACTGGATTATCATCAAGTAATGCCAATACTTGGATAGGAGACAATGCAGAGACTGTCTTACTGGCTGCAGCACTTTATGAAAGTTCTGCTTTCCTAAAAGCTCCAGAAACGCTACAATTGTACAAAACACAGTTTGATGAGGCTATTGGATTGTTTCAACAAGAGATGGCAAGAAATTACACAGCAGAATATAACGCTGGAATATAAGGAGAAAATAAATGTCAATATCACAAGCAATGTGTACATCTTTTAAAGTTGAGTTATTAGATGAAGGACACGACTTAATAGAAGACACACTGAAAATAGCACTGTACACAAGTTCAGCTAGTTTAGGAGCTGGAACGACTGCTTACTCAACATCAAATGAAATAAGTGGAACTGG